TACTAATGCTGCTGTATCTTCAGGGACAGAAATTGTAGGTGCAGGTGTTGCATCATTCAACCCACGTATCTCTGCTACTGACTCAGTAACTGAAATTGACTTAAATCTGGATGCAGCAGGGTATCACGTTTTTGATCCTCTAGTGCAAGCAGCTATTGCAAGTAAGCATTTGTATGTATTTGCTACTACTACTATGAACGCTGATGGTACTGCAGGTCGGTTTACTGTTGAGTTAGAATACTCAGTACATTAAGGGGAGATAACCAATGATTTATCAATCTAACTTACAAGGAGCACGTACTGCTTTAGGTTGGGGTGTACAAACTGTATTAACTGTTAGTACTACTACGTTGCACGTAGATGTTAGTGCTACCAGTATGATTTATCTGCATACAACTCTGCCAATTTATATTAGTTTTACTGCGGCAGAGGCAGATATTGTAACAGCTAACGACCTCATTCTTGAAGTCCCAAGACTGCTTACACCTTCTGATGACTCAGTGGTGTATGTACCTACAACATACACTCTAGCTGTACCTAATGCAGTAAACCCTTCAGAGGAGAGAGCACTAAGTCCCACAGCACAAACTGTTAAAATGAACCTGTTGAGGGCTATTAGTACTAATGCTACAGTAAGAGTAATTCTTGCTTAGGCGTCATATTTGATTATTCAAATAATTTAAATTGGGGGTTAAGCTGGGCGTCAGTGTTTCCCCCAATACTTTTTAGGATATTAATATGGCTATCCCTGAACGAGTAAAGACTAAGATGAAGGAGGAAGGACTCAAGGGTGTTAATAAACCTAAGAGAACTCCTAGTCATAAAACTAAATCCCACTGTGTGATGGCGAAAGAAAATGATACATATAAATTCATCAGGTTTGGTCAGCAGGGAGTTAAGGGCGCAGGTAAAGCCCCCAAGACTGCAAAAGATAAAGCCCGTAAAAAAAGTTACTACGCAAGACATGATGCACAAGGGAAGACAACAAGCAAACTGTCAGCAAAATACTGGTCCCACAAAGTTAAGTGGTAGAATAGATATAGAGGTTTAAAGAAAATGGTTGTACAAATACCATATGCAATATACTTACTAGGGGGAGTAGCTGTTAGAGTTGCTACAAGCCCTGCTGGAAAAGAATTAGCTAAAAGACTTATAGCGCAAGGGTTTAAAAAACAAGCTGCGTATAAAACTTTTAAAAAATTTACTACGGCAACTAAAGAGAATCTTATAGGACTTATTACTAGAGCTAAAAATGCTGTTTCTAAGGGTAAACCAACATCTAATAATAAAAAAGGTGATGGTGGTAGTGCGATGACTACTGCAGGAAGTAGAGGTCAGTCTGAATTGGGTAGAAGGCTTGGTCTTAGTAAATTAAGGAGTCGTGGTAAGGTTGGGCCAAAGTCTACATCTTTACCTAAAAAAGTAACTAAGAAACCTTTACCTGTTCCAAAAGCACCACCCAATCCAGTCACAACATCTAAGTCAACTATACCTAAACGTCTTGCTCAAGGTTTAAACATAGCTGCAGTTGGGGGTATAGGTAAAGTAGCATATGATGCTTATAAAGATAGGGAAGCTGCAGATAAAAAATTTGAAGAAGCAAAACGTGCACGTAGTGATCTTAGTACTGCAAAAGATAAAAGAAGTCTTGCACGTAAAGTACGAGCAACTATAAAAGTTGATGAAGCAAATAAAAAACTTGCCTTAGCAGATAAAAAATTAGAAACGCAAATAACAAAAACATTAGATAAATCACCAGAAGGACAAGCCGCTGCTGCTGACACTCCTGCACGTAGGAAGGCCATAATGAGGGCCTTAAAAGAAGCAATGGATTTTAAAAGCGACAAGAATAAAGGGAAATAAAATGTACGGAATGAAACCAAAGAAAAAGAAAACTTCAGGCTATAACAAAGGTGGCTCAATGCCTATGGTTATGAAAGAAGGCAAGAAGGTACCAGCCTATGCTGCTGACGGTGTTGGCAAGATGAACATGGGTGGTATGACCAAGAAGAAACCTGCTGCTAAGATGATGGCAGGTGGTATGGCTAAGAAGAAAATGATGGGTGGTGGCATGGTGAAATATCAAAAGGGTGGAATGCAATCTTCTCCCGGTACAGTAAACACTATGGCAACTTCAAACTTTCCTTCTAAGGACTCAGTAGTAAGCAGGAAGCCTATGGCTAAGAATGGCACTATGACTTACAACATGGGTGGCATGGTCAAGTCTCAGGTAGACAACTTGAAAAAGAAGAAGAACGCATAACGGGGTTGCAATCTTGTATGTAGTATGATATAGTAACTTGTGGTATAACTGTCTCTGGTAAAAGGAGACACACCATGAAGAAACTTTTTAAATCATTACTTATAGCAATACAAGAAGGTCAGTTGCGTAGAGTGCAATACTGGCAGCTTAATAGCATGTCAAACGAGGCTCTTAGAGATATAGGAATAACACGTGGTGAAATCAAAAAAGTCTTCGACAAGCACGGTTAATGCGGCGGGTAATTATACTAAGCCTACTATGCGTAAATCTCTTGTTGCCTCCGTTAAAGCTGGCAGCTCAGGAGGAAAACCCGGGCAGTGGTCGGCCCGTAAAGCACAAATGGTTGCTAAAAAATACAAAGCTAAAGGCGGGGGATACAAGGCATGAAGGGCGTAAAGCATTATAAGAAGGATGGTACTGAACATAAAGGTGGTACTCATAAGATGCCTGATGGTTCTTTGCATACTGGTAAAGCACACAGTAAAACAAGTGTAAAGTTATCTCACTATAAAGACCTAAGTAAAGCAGCAAAGGCTAAAGCAGATGGCATTGACAAAAAGTCAAAAAAGTCTTAAGTCTTGGACTAAGCAGAAGTGGACTACTAAGAGTGGTAAGCCCTCAACACAAGGGCCAAAGGCCACAGGTGAAAGGTATCTACCTAAGAAGGCTATTAAGTCTCTTAGTGATTCTGAGTATGCCTCTACAACTAGAGCCAAACGAAAAGGCACTACTGCGGGTAAGCAGTTTGTGGCTCAACCTAAGAAAGTTGCAGCCAAAGTAAAGCCGTATAGGAAAAAAACATGATTAGATACATAAAACGTATATTGTGCGCCTTGCTTAATCGTGAGTGTTTATGTAAGAAGTGTGATTGCGCATGAGAAAACTTACAGAAAAACAACAGATATTTCTTGATGTACTATTTGAGCAAGCACAAGGTGATCCTGTAAGAGCTAAACGTCTTGCAGGTTATGCTGATACTATGTCCTCTACAACTATTACTGCTGCACTACAGGATGAGATTGTTGAACTTACTAAGAAGTTTATTGCCACTGCTGGTAGTAAAGCTGCATACTCTATGATGCAGGTTATGACTAACCCTACTGATCTAGGTAATAAAGAAAAGATGGCAGCAGCTAAAGACTTTCTTGATCGTGCTGGGTTTGTAAAGACAGACAAAGTAGAAATTAAAGCAGATAACCCAGTGTTTATTCTACCCCCTAAAAACAATGAAAGTTAATAAAACTTGGAAGCTACCTAAACCAGAGCTAGTTAATAGTGAGTATGAATGGCTTTCTGTCGTTAGAGTAGGCAGAGTAGTTCCATTTGGCTATAGACAAGACCCTGAAGATGATGATATACTTCTACCAATCCCAGAAGAACTAGAAACATTAGAAGAAGCAAAGCATTTTCTAAAACAATATAGTTACAGGGATGTAGCAAACTGGTTAAGTGAAAAGTCAGGTAGGTACATCTCTCATGTGGGTCTTATGAAAAGAGTTAAACTTGAACGACACCGTAAAGCAGAAGCTTCAACGCAACGCTATTACGCTGAACGCTACAAAGAAGCGGCGGCAAAAGCGGAAACCCTCGAAAGAAACCGTATCGGAGCCAAAGAGCGTAACAGTACCCGCAGCCCCGAAGCCACCTCCGATAGAGGTTGAGAAAGCTCAAGAAATTATCTTTGAGCCTAACCCCGGTCCACAGACAGATTTTCTTTCAGCATCAGAACAGGAGGTATTATATGGAGGAGCGGCTGGTGGTGGTAAGTCTTTTGCTATGCTTGCCGACCCTGTTAGGTATTTTAATAATCCTCTATCTTCTATGCTACTTGTACGAAGAAGCACGGAAGAACTCAGAGAACTTATTTCAGTCTCAAAACAACTCTACCCCAGAGCAATCCCCGGTATCAAGTTTATGGAACGGGACAAAACATGGGTAGCTCCAAGCGGTGCTACTCTTTGGCTAAGTTACCTAGATAGGGATGATGATGTACAAAGATACCAAGGGCAAGCTTTTAATTGGATTGGTTTTGATGAACTTACACAATGGCCTAGCCCTTATCCTTGGAACTATATGAGGTCACGTCTTCGGACAACCAAGAATAGTAACCTAAGTTTATACCAAAGGGGTACAACTAACCCCGGTGGGGCTGGTCATCAATGGGTTAAGAAAACTTTTGTAGACCCAGCACCTCATAATACCAGCTTTGATGCTACTGATCCTGAGACAGGAGAACGCATTGCTTGGCCTAAAGGTCACTCTAAAGAAGGTCAACCATTATTTAAACGCAGGTTTATTCCTGCTACTTTGTTTGATAACCCTTACCTAGCTGATGATGGACTGTATGAAGCTAACCTACTCTCACTACCTGAGCATCAACGTAAGCAACTGCTTGAAGGTAACTGGGATGTAAATGAAGGTGCTGCTTTCCCTGAGTGGAACAGAAACATACACGTAATAGAACCGTTTGACATACCGGGAAGTTGGGCAAAGTTTAGAGCCTGTGACTACGGATACGGTTCTTACTCAGGGGTTGTTTGGTTTGCTGTATCTCCTGATGAACAACTTATAGTTTACCGTGAGATGTATGTATCAAAGGTCATAGCTACTGACCTAGCTGATATGATACTAGAAGCAGAAGAAGGTGAGAAGATACGTTACGGAGTACTTGACTCATCCCTCTGGCATAAACGTGGAGACACTGGCCCCAGCCTAGCTGAACAAATGATTATGCGTGGATGCCGTTGGAGACCTGCAGACAGATCAAAAGGTTCAAGAGTTTCAGGTAAGAACGAGTTGCACAGACGATTACAGGTAGATGAGTTTACAGAAGAACCACGGATAGTTTTCTTTAATACTTGTGGTAATAGTATAATACAACTACCAGCCCTACCTTTGGATAAGAACAACCCAGAAGATGTAAACACACACTCAGAAGACCACCTATACGATGCTATTAGATATGGCATTATGACAAGACCAAGAAGCAGTTTGTTTGACTTTGATCCTGCATCACAAAACTCAGGCTTTCAAGCAAGTGACCCAACCTTCGGTTATTAAGGATACACTATGGACGAATTAGAAGAAAGCATGGCAATGGACATGGAAGAGGCAAGCTCTCTTGATGACATGAAAGAAGATACGTACAGTGATCCCCTTGCAGGAAGTATTGTTGGCCTAGTACAGAAGCACTACAAGAAAGCTTCTGATGCCAGAGAAACAGAAGAGACTCGTTGGATACAAGCTTACCGTAACTACCGTGGTCTCTATGGTCCTGATGTACAGTTTACTTCTACAGAAAAATCACAAGTCTTTGTTAAGGTTACTAAAACTAAAGTCCTTGCAGCATACGGTCAGATTATTGAGGTACTCTTTGGCAACAATAAGTTTCCAATTACAGTTGACCCTACTGTCCTCCCAGAGGGTGTAGCTGAGTCAGTTCACTTTGAATCTAACGACGAGCTTAAAAAAGCTCAAGACCCAAGTGCAGAAGATACTAAGTTACTTCCCGGCGAAACAATGCCACAACTTAAAGAGCGGTTAGCTGGACTTAAGAGTAGCCTAGCTCCTGTTGAAGATCAACTTAAAGAAGGTGTGGGTAGTACACCTACTCAGATTACATTTCATCCTGCAATGGTATCAGCTAAGAAGATGGAAAAGAAAATCCATGATCAGCTTGATGAATCTAACGCAAACAAACAACTACGTGTAGCTGCATTTGAATGTGCATTGTTTGGTACAGGCGTTATGAAAGGGCCATTTGCTGTAGACAAAGAGTATCCTAACTGGACAGAGACTGGTGAGTACTCTCCTACTATTAAAACAATCCCCCAAACTTCTAGTGTTTCTCTTTGGAACTTTTACCCTGACCCTGATGCAGCCAATATGGATGAGGCAGAGTATGTTGTAGAGCGTCACAAAATGTCACGTACCCAACTGCGTAACCTTAAGAAGCGTCCCTTCTTTCGTAGTAATGCTATTGACCTTGCTGTCTCTGAAGGAGAATCCTACGTTAAAGAATGGTGGGAACAAGCAATGGAAGATGACGCTCAGGAATCTAAAGCTGAACGCTTTGAAGTCCTTGAGTTCTGGGGTAACGTAGACATAGAAGTTCTTGAAGGGCATGACATAGACATTCCTTCTGAGCTATCCGAGATGGATCAGGTAAGCGTAAACATCTGGGTATGTAATAATAAAGTATTGCGTTTAGTTATGAACCCATTTACCCCGTCTATTATTCCCTACTATGCAGTGCCATATGAAGTAAGCCCTTACAGCCTCTTTGGTGTAGGCATTGCTGAGAACATGGATGATACACAGACACTCATGAATGGCTTTATGCGTATGGCTGTAGACAATGCTGCACTGTCAGGTAACATGCTGATTGAGGTAGATGAGACTAACTTAGTTCCCGGTCAAGACCTATCAGTATACCCCGGCAAAGTCTTTCGTCGCCAAGGTGGGGCGCCGGGACAAGCAATCTTTGGTACCAAGTTTCCTAACGTATCCAATGAGAACATGCAAATGTTTGATAAAGCCAGAGTACTAGCTGATGAATCTACTGGGTTTCCTAGCTTTGCTCATGGGCAGACAGGAGTACAAGGTGTCGGACGTACAGCTTCAGGCATTAGTATGCTTATGTCTGCTGCTAATGGTTCTATACGAAATGTAGTTAAGAATGTAGATGACTATTTACTAGCACCGCTAGCTAAAGCATTCTTTAACTTCAATATGCAGTTTGACTATGACAAAGAAATCAAAGGCGATCTTGAAGTTAAAGCCCGTGGTACTGAAAGTCTTATGGCTAACGAGGTACGTAGTCAACGTCTTATGCAATTCCTTGGAGTTGTACAGAATCCTGTACTTGCACCTTTTGCAAAAATGGATTATATTATCCGTGAGATTGCTAAGTCTATGGACCTTGACCCAGACAAGCTGACTAACTCTATGTCAGACGCTGCGGTACAGGCTGAGATTCTTAAGAAGTTTAAAGCTGAGAATCCACCACCACCTCCACCACCGGGAGCAGCCCCAGAGGGGCCACCAGCAGGCGCACAGGCCGCTGACACTCAAGGGAGCGGTGGGGGTACCATAGGTACAGGCTCAGTGCCTCAGCCGGGAGAACAGGGCTTCTCAGGTAACACTGGTGGAGGACCAATGCAGTGAGTTTAAAACTGTTAGTAAATAACCCCGAAGCATGGAAAGCTT